GTAGTGACTATGGACTACAAATATTATTTTCGAATTGAGTTGATATGTAATGAAAGTTTTTGCGTCCATTTTAAACATATCTTTTTCTTCTGAAATATTTTCGAGAGGAATATAAATTTTATTATTATTTTCCTCTACAACAAGTCCACAACATTCTCTAGGTGCGCATTGTTCAGCATGATGAAATATAGAATCCATCACGAGAAGGCTCTTGCTCCTGGGAATCCTCCAAACGGAAGTTCTACGTTTGTATTTGTAGCGTTCTTTCCTGTACTTGTTGCTGTGCCCGAGCTGATTGGATTAAATCCAAATCTTTTTTTACATCCTGTAGTAGTCTTACTGCATCCATCCCCTCTTTCCCAATAAGGGCCATGTCCAGGAGCTTGATCATCACTTGGAGATCTTGCTTTCCATAATAGTGTTTTACCATTTGTAGATGAAGTAGCCACATTGTCTGTAAATTTTACATAACTGTTATCTCTATCGTCTAAAAAGCTAAAGTATTCTGTACCATGAGAATATGTTGAGTATACTCTAACTCTTTTAAAGTTAGAATTACTATCTGATGGTGTTCCTGGTGAGCTTGTAGATTTAACAGCTTGCCAATAGTCTGTCACAGTAACACTTGAAGTAGTACTGTTTGCATTAAATCTTGTAGTTGTTTTAGTAGTTTTGTAATAAGTATTTATAGTAATAGCACCACTAGAATATGTTGTGAAAGTAGTTGTACTTGGTACTACATACTCATCATCTTGATTTACATAAACTGTGTATTCTGTGCCATCTCCCCCTGTTTTTAATTTTCCTTCTAAGTGCCAATTACATCCGCTTTGTGCTTTCTTCCATTCAGGTAAGTGTTCACTTGCTCCTTGATACATGAAAGGACATCTCTCCGCTAAGACATTTCTTGCTGGTAGAGTCACTCCTTGTATATCAAATGGGGCAACTAGTTCAAAAGTTACTGAAGCTTTTGTTCTTGATTTAATTCTATCAATAACCCAAACAGATCTTGGAAACTCTATAGGAGGACTTGCATCTCCTGTTTCTCCATATAAATACTTTTTAAGAGTTAATCTTCTAATTACTCTTAAACCAATCATTTCATGATAATCTAAACCTACTGCATCACTTAATACGCTTAGAGCATTTGCTAGAGTTACTGTAGGGCGAGCTATTGCTCCATCATTTTTTAGTTCGAATCCATCTGCTTTTATAGGAATAGGAGTATAAGTACGAATAGTAGAGTTAGTAGTAAAGTCTCTCATTCTAAGAGAGGTAGATTCGTCATCATCTATTCCACTAGTAAAATATGCAAAGTTATCTTTTACAAATTCAAACTCATATAGTTGTACCAGCTCTGAGCCTGGGTCTAACTTCTGTATATCCTTTACTAATATTTTCTCAGCCATTATGCTTCGTAGACTCTCCTAAAAGTGCAACTTAAAGAATAATATTCTGCATACTCCCAAGTCTGTTGCCAGTCATCACAAACAACTTTTACTGTTTTTTCTCCACCACTTTCATTGCTATCTTCATAAGTATAGTTAAAAGCAGTTACTCCTCCTTTAAGTTCAAAAAAGTCTGCTATATCATCTATGTCTGCTTTTGTTCTTGTTGCAAAATTTATTGAAAATTCTTGTTGTAAATTATTTATACCATTAGCTATTCTTTGTTCATAGCCATCTCCAAATTGTGTTTTAAATATCTTCGGTGTATTCTTTCTAGTAAAACCTTTATCTGGTCTAAATGTTACACTTCCGTTGCTAAATCCTATTGCCATATTATCCGCTTAATAGCCCTCCAGGTCTTTGCTGTTTGCCTATTTCTTCTAGTACAGCCATGTTGATTGCTTGTGCAAATTGTTTTCCTGTTTCTTCATCACTAGTAGTATCTGAACTACCGTCTGCCATGTTTACATTGATTGTTGTATTCACAGGTCCGTTGTTTTTGCCACTTAATTCTACAGGTATGCTTCTATTATTTGGAAGAGGTACTACTGCTTCTTTACCATGTAGTACTGCTCCATAACCTGAACTTGGTCCATCTGAAACACCTCCTCCTGAGAAAGATCTATAGCCTTTGCTCATCACTCCCCCATCTCTACCAGTTGGTACTGTTCCTGTAAAAAATTGTGCCATAGTACCTAAAAAAGTTCCTCCGCCTGTTGCAAGTGCCATTTTTGCTCTTTCATACATAGTAATCATTAACTGAATCTGAGCAACTTTTGCCATTATTTTTGCGGTCTTATCTTCTTGTCCTGCTACTGCTCCCATCAGGCCTATAACACCTGAGAACTGATTTAAGTTTTTACTAAATTCGTCTCTTTTGCCTTTTCCTTCATCTTTATAAGGAACAGTTCCGTCTCCTACTGATTGTTCTGTTCCGTTTCCTGCTGGTTGTTTCCATTCAAACTTCTGAGTCTGTGGGTTAAATCCATATTGTCCAGGTTCTAAGATATTCCAAGCTGCTAGTGCTTGTGCTGGTGTTAAAGAAGTTGAAACGTTTTCTAAATTTCCCATAGTAGTTTTGAATCCAGTTACTTTTTCTCCACTACCTGCTATAGCAGTTTCTAAAGATGATTTTTTATTCTCTGCCGTCATAAACTCTTGTGCTCTCATAGGCACTTCGCTTAATAATCTGTTAAAGAAAGTTCCTATAAATTTGTCTTTATCTCCACCATATAGTAACTCATTTATTTCTTTAGAAACTGTTGCTAAATGACCGCTTGCTGAATCTTGCTGGGGCCCTGCCTCTGTGATGCCATTTCCATACACGGACCTTTTTCTTGTTTCTCCATCTGCATTTGTATAGCTTTCTGTTTTTCTTTGCATCAAATTTAGTTCTGCAAAAGTCATATAAACTAAAGAGCCATCTACCTTTTTCATTAACATACCTTTAGCAGCATTACTTCCCTTGTTCTGAGGTATATTTGATTCTACTTGTAATTGTTTTTGTAGATTTAAAAGGTTTTCTGCTCTAGATCTTGCTTGTGCACCAAGCGAGCCTACTTGAGTAGTTTGCATATGTTTATTAAATGCAGCTGGATTTTCTTTTAGACTTCTTACTTCGCTTTCATGATCTAATCCTCCTATAATATCCATTTTTGTCTTGTGTGCTTCTAAATCTTTTGCTAATCTTGCTCCACGCATCGTTTCTACATCAATCTCACCTTGTAAAATATTTCTTTGAATAGTTCTAAGATTGTTTGCTATGCTATCTCCTGCACCTTTGATTTCCATTCCATGTGTAAAACCGCTTTCTATAATATTCTCTTTTATTATTCTTCCATGTCTTGTTGCGGCATCGTCTAATTTTTCTGCTTCTGTTTTACCTGTGGGCATTACTGCCCCTAATGTGTCTTCTAATAGTTGTTCTGAAAGGAATCCTCCAATAGCGTCAGTTATTGTAGTTGTAAAAGCTTTACCTATATTATCAAACATACTAGAGTCTCCTCTCATGCCTGCTCCTATAGCTTTTCCAAGATTTGCTTCTAAGTCTTTATATACTCCATGATAGGTTGAAAACATTAAGCTTGACCTTTTTTCTTCTAAATCATAAGCTATTTTTGCACCATGAATTACTTGATACTGAGCAGCTATTTGTTGATTTAATGCTTTAAGTTTTTTATCGTCTGTCTCTGTTTGTACTTGAAGATTTAATTGGTCTAGTTTAAGTATTTCTCCTTGAAGTTTAAATCTTTTTTCTTCTACTTTTAATGTTTTATTTAAAGTAGTCATTCCAGCTAAATCGCCAAACAGTGATAGTGTTTTACTCTTTGCCATTTTCTTTTGTAGTTCTACAGCCTGAGTTTGGAAGTAAGTATATAACTGTAATTTAGCAGTCTCACGATCTAAGTGGGCTTGATATTGACTTTGTGTTTTTATTAACTCTTTGTATTGTTGAATATTAGAGTCAAACAAATTTAACATATCTTGAAAAGGAACTTTAGGTAAAGATTGCGATATTCTATTTTGCTGTTTTACCATTTCTTTAGCATTGTTATTCAAAGCTTTAATAGCAGCACCTTCAGCACCTATCGCATCTTTTA